ACACAAGTCGTTGCCGCTGGGGGTTTCTTTGGTAGTTACCTCGATATGGATGGTAGTGCCAAAACTGAACAGGATCTAATACGAAGATATAGAGAAATTGCTTTACATCCTGAATGTGATATGGCGATAGAAGATATCGTTAACGAAGCAATCACATCAAACGAAAATCAACAATCAGTTAAAGTTGTAACAGAAAAATTACCATTTGGTACTAATGTTAAAACTAGAGTAGAAGAAGAATTTGCTGAAGTGTTAAGACTAATGCAATTTAACACAAGAGGTCACGACATTTTTAGAAGATGGTACGTAGATGGAAGAATCTTTTATCAAAAGATTATTGACGCTGAAAATACTAAGAACGGTATTACAGAATTAAAATACCTTGATCCTAGAAAAGTAAAAAAAATACGAGAAGTTAGAAAGAGAAGACCAGAAGGTTTAATTTCTCCTACTAACATTAATATTGCAGACGAAACAGTTGAATATTTTGTGTACAACGAAAGAGGTATACAAGGTGCCGCTGCTGTACAAGGAATAAGAATTGCTGTTGACACAATTGCATATTGTCCATCAGGATTAATAGATCAAAACAAAAATGGTTTAGTATTATCTTATTTACATAAGGCAATCAAGCCAGTCAATCAGTTAAGAATGATTGAAGACTCTGCTGTTATTTACAGAATAGCAAGAGCACCTGAACGAAGAATATTTAAAATTGACGTAGGTAATTTACCTAAAGTTAAAGCAGAACAATATTTAAGAGATGTTATGGCAAGATATAGAAACAAACTTGTTTATGACGCTGCTACAGGTGAAGTACGAGATGACAGAAACTATATGTCTATGTTAGAAGACTTTTGGTTACCAAGTAGAGAAGGTGGTAGAGGTACAGACATTACTACATTACCAGGTGGTCAAAACTTAGGTGAAATTGCTGACATTGAATACTTTAGATCAAAATTATATAGATCATTAAACGTGCCAGTAAGTAGATTAGAATCTTCTACTGGATTTAATTTAGGAAGAGCTTCTGAAATTACAAGAGATGAGTTGAAGTTTACTAAATTTGTAGGTAGATTA